TGTTAGCTGTTCGAAGGTGGTTCCGTCGAATCTGAACGGCTTACCACTGCCGTCCACGATAAGAATCTTTTCGGTGCCGTCAAAATCATACTTAAGAAATCTGATTCTTTCTGATCCGCCAAGAGTAATGCCCGTGCTGCTAAACGAGGCGTTATCCGTGATCTGCGTCCACCCCGATCCTGCGGAGCGAAAAAGATCATCACCCCGTGCAGCATAGACATTCCCCCCGTATCTCACGATACCTCTAACATTACCACTATTAGACAGTGCGCTACTGTCAAACTTCTCGTATCCCTCAACACGACGATACCCGCCGAAAACAGACGGTTCAAAGTTACGCAGGATACGGGCAGAACCCGGAGCCTGAACACCCTGCTGATAAGGCGAAAGGTTAGTGACCAGTCCGCCCTTGAATTCAAAGGGGTATGTTTGCCACCTATCCGGCATCTAAACCGCCCGTGCGTATACGTTTTCGTTTACAAGAAGAGTCCGCATGTGCTTCACTCCTTCGTCGAACTTCCGGAGAGAAAGGCCCGCAGATTCAAGATTATCTCGGAACATATAGGCGTAGTACATAGCGCCGTCAACAATTACGTGCTTAAACCGAAACGGAACGGTGGGCACATCGTCATAGGTAGTCAAATCTGCGGGGTACATAAAGTATTCGTAGTCCACCGTGTACGCCTTATCCGGCATTGGGGCGAAGATAATATCTCCGTCCTGTGAGCGAATTACATACTCGGGAACCGTACCCTTTGATGTGTCTGTCTCGAACTCTTGGTCGATAAAACGATCAACATACTCATCGTACGACATCTGCTTAAGATGGACTGCCGACCCAACACTCAAACTAGTATCTCGACGAAGCCGTACCGTATCAAAGTCAGTGTACTTTGAGTTTTCGGGAAGAGGGTAGCGAAGCTCTCCCGCTGTCAAGATAATGTCGTCTGTGTTGTGGTTGAACGGCCAATTAAAGTGCTTTTGATTTATGTCGCGCACAGACGAGTTGATACTGTCCTTGATCTGTGCGTAAAATCCCGAAGCAGCAGAGAAGTTACTGGACGTAAGCTCAGTCTCATTCAGACGGCGGCAAACTTCGTTGGTAAGAGAAAGGTAGTTGTATGCCATCAGTTTTTCTCCACGACTCTAATGCGAACTTCTTGTTCGATGATTGTGGCGTCACTGGCAGTCATCCGGCACACGATCTTGTACGTCGTAAACGCAGTGCCGCTACCCAAGTAAATTGTAGCAACGGTGCTTGTGTTTGTGCTGCTTACGTACTGCAAGCCGTTGACAATTTGTCCGGGAGACCACGTTTGCAGAACTCCATCCGCATCGAAAATCTTCCAAACTATGCTGGATATAGTGTCCCCTTCAAGCTGCTCGGTCCAGTTGATAGAGTAATCTAGCTGATCATCGGGGTCTTTATCTGGCCACTTCAAAGACATCTTACGCTGCCCTTCTATTTGGGGTAATTTCTTTTGGCTGCAGAATCACGGTTCTAATCCTACTGAATGTGGTCGCGTCAAACACTGTTATCGCATCAGATGGTGCAGGTAAGTTAACCGCTGTTGTTCCAACAACTCCCGACAAACCTGCCGCTGTGTTGAGAGTCAAGGAACCAACAAAAGTAGTTGCACTTACACTTAGTAAGGCTTCTGTTGGCTTTTCTTCTACTGTGTTTACAGAGCCTGTAGCTGATACGCCTGTGAGTGTTGTATTGGCTGTACCTGTTAAAGTAAGATTAATTACATTAGATGCTTCATTCGTAATTGTAGTAGAACCATTTGTTCCGTCAAAATGAAGCAGTGCTTCTGTACTAGCATCTAAAGAGTATGCCTCTGTTTCAGGTGTGAAACTTGCGGCAGAAAGACCTGTTGGTGTAGACGCCCTAAACTCATCTATGTATCCTGTAAATTCTTCGGAACCATTTTCTTTGGCCCCGATTACATAGGTATGAGGACTGTATTCTGCACCTGCTTGCTGACCTCTTTGGAACCCATCTACAAAGATTTCTGTAAAGGCGTACCTTCTTTGTAGTCGAATATGATGCCAAGTATTGTTACTTAATTGTCCGGTAACTGACCTAGCTATAGAACCATCTTTTATTACTTGTAAATTGCCGCTACTAATACGCAGGGCGAATCCGGAGTTAGACTTTTGAGAGTCCCAAAGATGGGCAGTTTGAGTTGTCAGCGTTGAAGAATAAACCCAAAAATCTACAGCCCATTCTGAACTTGTTAACAGACTCGAAGTGTAACTTGTTGTTACAAAATCACCTGTTCCATCTAGTAGTAAACTAGCAGTGCCAAACTTCTTTTCTGCTGTAGAAAGCTGTGCATCACCACTGGCTGTAAAAGGTTTGAGAGGATTAAGTTCCCCTTCTACTCCCGTAATACTTTCAGAAATATTAAGCGATACTGTTCCAATAGTACCGGAAGCAGACACACTACTCAGGGGTTCATCAACATTTTCGGAAAGTGTTCCGATTGAACCTGCAGCCACAACTCCGACTACGCTAATACGGTTAATAGAAACAACCCGACCAAACGGATGGGCTGAACCTGTAGCGGCTACACCTGTTATAGGTTCGTTTATATTTACAGAAGGAGTTCCCGCAAATCCTGTTGATGAAACACTATTAAGTGCCTCAGTTAGATTTACAAAAACAGACCCGGCTGAACCTGTAGCAGATACTCCATCAGGGAAAGCAGTATCAAGAATTACCTCAACACTACCGATAGATCCTATTGCAGATACGGAGCCTAGTCTCTCGCTGATATCTACTTCAAAGCCACCAGCAGCAACAGATTCGACTGTTCCTGTTGCAGAAACACCCGTAACTGCTACTTCAGGTTGGACGATTCCGTAACTTGCGGAACCATACGCACCAGTGCCGTAGAGAGCATCTGTGGTGTCGTAGAACGCCATGTTCTACTCCTTACGCGATACGGATTACAGCGTTGGATGCGTCAGCAGCAGGAAATTCAATAGTCAAGTCACCGGCAGTAGCAGAAACAGTGCCACCGAAATCGATAACAGCAATGGCTGAATTACTATTGGCCGTGTTGTAGATGATACAGCCGTCAGCAGAAACAGTGACGTTCGAAAACACTTCGTCAGTAAAGTCAACGATAGCCGTAGTGCCGTCTGTAGTGATCGACGCACCGTCGAGTACCTGTCCACCAGCAGTGTAGTTGGTGCCGGACGCTTCATCAGAGTTACCAGTTACGTCCGAGTAGTTGGTTGTAGCCGCACCGTAAGTCCCGGATGGGGATTCTTTGATGAGGGCGATTTTAAGAGAGTCTGTGTCAAGATCGTGTAAACCACCCAAAAGTTCAGACTTGAAGCTGGTACACATTGCAGTTGTGATTGCCATGAGGTTTTCTCCTTTTAGGCGAGGTTAAAGTGCAGTTTCGTAATACTCTTCGACAGAGATTGTAATATTCACGGCGCTGTTTGCACTTGCCAGTCCGCGAATCTTGTCGTTCTTCACCAAGAACAGGGGATAGTCAGTAATCTGTAGCAAAGAGTTGGCAGGAAGTTCGACAGTTTCTGCCAGCGTGTAATACGTAGTTGTGGCAGCGTCATACCAGTCGAGGCTAAATGTGACTGCGCTACCGGACTCGTTGTTAACATAGATGCTGTTGATGTCTGCGTTAAACCGTGCAGGAACAGTGTATATGTCTGCATTCGCCGTCGTAAGCTGCGCTGCAAGCGTCCGTTTTTTACGTACTTCCATCGCTAGTTCTCTATGTAAATGATGTCCATTGAAGCAGCTACACGTAAGTCTGCATTCGAACTAGTGGCTACAGCGCGGAACTCAATGTCTGTCTTTTCCGAAATAGGTTCAGGCGTAATAAAGTTCTGATGAAACGCTGCCGCAAACAAATCAAACTTATTTTTAACACGGAACACACCGTTAAGTTCCCGTGTAAGATAGCGCAACGTAGCGACCTTGTTATTCTGTTCTGTAAACGCAGTAGCGTCTAGTGCCATTAGATATGCCGTATATCCAGCGGGCACAGTCCACACTGTCATCAAGGTTTGATTTTCACCATTGGTAATCTGTGCGTAAGTAGTGCCACCATTGGCTACAGTCACGTCATCAGTGGGAGCAGTAGACCCCGCTATGAAACAGCGATTAACCCGTAGGAATGTTTGGGTTGTTGTAGCCGTACCACTACCAGCCAGTGTGACAGTCTCGTTGACTTCGTTGTAATCCCCGTCAAGACCGCCCACATTTACCTGCACATCGTTATCCGTAGCACCTGCGCCGCTAGTCACTGTCATGGCCACAGCACTGGAAGGATAAGTGTAAAGACCCCCACCATCCCAAATGGTTTCTTCTACGTCTTGAATTACAGGATTGTGACCAAACTTGAATAGGCGCTTGTGGCCGTCAATAAGACCGCGAGAAACCTGCAAGAAGTATGGAAAGGAGCCAACACCGTCTGCAAAGGTCATGACATTGGGGTATGACGTGATTGACATTAAACTTTCCTGTACGCCCGCGTCTTCTTCGCTATCTTCTTGGGCTGCTTGGCAACCTGCTTCCCGGCCTTCGTGGCTTTACGCTTTGCGCGAGTCGTAGCAGCGTATTCTTTCGCGGAGAGGGCTTTAATGGCCTTTTCCGGTAGATATCGCTCCCCGGTTGCTTTTGGACCTTGTGTGGACGGCTTGCCACTCTTGGTGCGCCACTTCTGTTTAGTCCAAGCTGTTAAAGAGCGTTGGCTCTTCTTCTTCGGCATCGTACTCGATTTCCCACTCTATATGATTTATGGTCATCAACTGA